CCTGTAAACTCTAAAAGTCTATTTACTTCATCTAATTTCTTATTAATGATCTTAACAGCTTCATGAAACTGCTCTGATTTACCTCTTGTTTTAGTTTCGTTACGGAAGCTAAAATAATTCTCATTTAAAGGCTCTTCTTCCCACAACTCCTTAACGTCAATGCTTTTTAACTTCTTACCTGCAGCTTCAGCAGAAGGAGCTTTAGTAAAGCCGTCTTTAGTATATGTACTAATGTTAGCCTTTTTACCACCTGCTAACCTTGGAGCGTCTTCACCTAATGATTTTCTCACTTTTTTAGTACCAGCAGCATATTGCTCGCCGTTTCCCGGAGTAAATGTAGCACCGTTTGTTACACCGCCACCAGTAGTTGAACCGCCACCCATTCCATCTTCGTTAATGTCTGTAGTGGTTTTAATAATTTTAACAGCTGTTTCAGGTGTTATAAGCCTCATCTCAATAGCATGTATGAACATTTCGATAGCTTCCTCACTTGCTCCAAGTTCTTGGAACATGTCCCTCAACCAACGATGTTTATCATCTTCTAGTAAAAATTGGGATTGAAATTGAATACTCATTAGTTAATAGCTTTAAGCTCTTGGATTAATTGATAATATTGCATTAAACCCACTAATACTTCATCTTTTACAGGCTCTTTAGGTCCCATAGGTTTGATGAAATTAAGAACTTCATTAAGCTTAATCTGAGTAACTTGGTCTGGAACACTGTCTCTTAGCTTTGTAATTTCTGACTTAACTTCTATTAATTTCGTGTTAAGATATACTTTTAATTGCTTAGTATCTGAGATGTTGTTAATATATTCTTTTAGTAAATCTCTTTGTTCGTCTGATAGACCTGCGTATTTAGAGTTGAATTTCTCTACTAAGATCCTATATGCAAGTACTCTAATGTCTTTATCTTCTTTCATGAACTCTTCAACTACTTTAGAAGCTACCTTTCTTTCGGTTAAGCTCTCCTTAGTAACGTGTTCAAGAAGGGTAAGTTTGTTGGTAATAAGCTGCTTTGTATCTGTAAATTCTTTGCTAGCTTGTGCTTCAATTAAAGTGTAAATAGCACCATAAACCTTATATGTTTCAATTTTTGCCTTGAAAAAGTTGTCGAGTTCGTAGTGCTTTTTAATTTCTCTAATAAGGTTATACTTCTCTTTTCCTAATTTTTCTCTGTCTAATTTCTTAGATTGCTCAACAATAGTAGCAATAAGCATTTCTGCCTTAGATTCATTCAATTTAGGGGAGTTTAACACTGTATTATACAGGTTATATTCCTTGTTTAGCTCAGTGCCTGTGAAGTATTTCTTCACGATTTTAACCGCATGAGGGTCTTTTTTAGACATTAAATCCGAAGTAGCCTGTCGAACTAAAAGTTCGAAAAGAACGCCGGTATTTTTGTACTTAGAATGTTTGATCATACATTTTATGCTTACTAATAAATATCAATGGATTAGAGTAAATCACGCTTTATTTGGTCTTCGTTAAGTAGGTCGCTTTGTTTATACAAATCTACCTTTCTTTTACTCATTTGCTCCAACATTAGCTTGTTTTTGTGGTATTCTGCCTTTGTTCTTTCTTTCAAGCCAATTGGTGAATTGCCTTGATATTTGGTTTTTAATTTATCTTCTCCAGTTTTTCCTGCTTGGTTGTACTCACCTCTACCCAATCTATCTGGTCCCATTGGATCTTTCTCAGTATTGATAAATGATGGATTCTCGCTAGGTCTTCCTGGTATTCTATTAGGTTCTAATGGATTCATTTCATCGTAGCCTTGAGGAACTTCGGTTCCGGCTAAGTTAGTGTTACCATATCCACCATACATTGAAGCGATTTGGTGAGGTGTACCGTATGCTTGACCTGATTCAGCTGGATCGTTACCCTCTTCTTCAATTTGTTTAATTCTAAATAATCTTTTTTTGTCTTCAACAACCAAGTCTCTGTACTCATCAAATTCTTCTGCAGAGAAGTGGAACAACTTGTCGTATATCCAATCTGTAGGTAAGAAGTTATTTTCCATCATTTGAGCAGCTAAATCCATCTTCTCTTTCATTAATGCGATACGTTCTTGCTCGTATATAATAGATGGAGTAGTTAGACTTAAATCAAAGTTGGTTAAAGATTCTTCTGTGTATCCATTTGCATATAAATGCACTAAAGCAATCTTAGTCAATTCACTTAATGCAATACGTTGAATTCTTTCAACAGTACGAGCAAAGCGAATATCTTCAGCTGCCAAAGTTGCTTTACCAGTCAAGTCTTTCTCATATCCTAAGAAAGCTTTTGGTATTTTAAGTGCTGCGAATAATTTATTTAACAAGTAGTTAACATCTTCAATACCATTGTATTCTAATGGTGGTGCATTTTCAATTCTAGTTGATGCATCATTACCACGTACAGGAATAAAGAAATCTTCTAACATATTCTGAACGTTGTAGTTCAAATTGTATTGACCAGTCTTAGGATCAGTAAGAGGAGTTTTCTTCATCTTATTAATCATCCTTTGCATGTAGTTTTCAACCTCATTTGGAGGAATGGCACCTACATTCACAAAAAAGATTCTACGCTGAGGAGCACGTGTAATACGGTGTATTAACATCGCATCCTCCATTAGTACGTATTGCTTGTAAAGTCTGCGTCCTGGCTCTAAATAAGAACGACCGTATGGCAAGAAGTTTACATCGCCAATTAATCTAAAGTGTGCCATCTCGTAGTTATAGAAAGTAATTCCGCGATCTGTATCTGGAGCATAAGTTGAAATATAACCTGCAGAAGCACCTAATGCTGCTTGTGGATCATACTTAAAAATTACTTCAGAAGGATTCTTTGGGTTGATACCTTCCATTCTTACGATATTATAAGCTGAGAACGGAATTACGTTGTAGACTCCGTACTTTTCAGCAACTTCGAGTTTGAGGTAAAAGTCACCATACTTACACATATTCCTAATCCAAAACCAAAGATTGAACTCAATATTAAGTATATCATAAAATAAATTGTATAGAAGTTTTTGGATGTTTTCGTCTGATGATCTAATTTGTATGACATCACCTAAGTCGTTTTTCAAAGTACACTCGTCTGCAATGATATCTAAAGCTGATGCTACAATTGGATCAGTATCCATTGCTTCGTAGTCAGCATAGATTTGTACACGAGCTGTTTGATAGTTCTGAGAAAGGTTATAGTTAAACCCGTAGGTTGGTGAAGTTGTATAAATACGATTGAATCGGTCAACAAGAGAGTTTGTTTGTAAAACACCATCTACTTGAATGTTGCCTGTATCAACTGTTTTTAATTCACCACCATCATTTCTAATGATAACATCCGTAGAGAATAATCTCTTAAGGGATGTGAAGATGTTGGTCTTCGGCTGTTGTAATTGTTCTTCTGCCATAATTATTTTTTATAAAAGCCAGGTTAAATCTGATTGTTGGCCGTTTGGTTCTTCCATGCTCCATGGATTATCTTGGCCATAGTTATTATAACCACCACCATTGTAAACTTGGAAACCATCGTTAGATGTTTTACTGAAACTGTTTAAGCTAGCGTAGGCTAGATCAACTGCTTGTTTTCTAAATCTGAAAGCCGTGTCACGTAGGAATAATCCAGTTGCCCAAGCCATAACTAAATCATCATTGTAACTCTGTAATGCTTGAGCTTTTGTAGCGGTTACACCAGCCTTCCATATAAATACTCTTAATTCATCTAATAGTCGCTGGGATTGTATAATTACCGTCTTCTCTTCCATGAATGAACGGAATTTCTCTATTACTAAAGGTCTTGTTCTTTGGTTCATTGCAAATCCTGGTACCATTCCATCACCCTTGTCAAATCTAGCTACATAAAGATCCATCTGTGTACCTACCATCTCTGATTTTGGAGAATAGTATAAGTTTGGATAGCCATTTTCTACAATAGTAGTAACAACATCCCATCCAATACTTGCATTCTCAATAACAAGTAAAGCACTATTCCATTCAATTGCTACCGAAGTTAGCATCTTAGCAAATTCCTTTGTAGGTGGTTGGCCTTTGTACTCTGCTACTTGTTTAACTTCATCAATATCAATTACATGGAAAGTTGAGAAGTCAGCTCCATCGCCGCGAGCAACGTCAGCTACAACTACGTAATTTTTCATAGGATCTGGATAGTTCCAAATCCAGTAACCTTTATCAGCACCCCTTCTTTCTTCTGGATCTTTAACCCAGTTTTCTTGGTAGTAGTTTAAAGTGTCTGGTTCAATTACTGTATTACCTGAAGTTGAGAAGTCACAGTCACACTCTTGTGCTGCACCTCTTGCTCCTAAATCTTTCGTCTGTTGGTCTCTCCAGTTTTGATCCCTTTCAGGATGCACTGTCCAAGGCAAGCTAATAGGACAGAAGCTATTTTCTCCTAATTGAGCTGCTGTAAATGTTTTGTGGAACCAGTTACCAACACCATTTGGAGTTGATAAAGCAATACAACGACCTCCAGTTGCCAACGTTTGTTGTGCAGCTGTGTATATTTTTTCAATATTATCAATGAACGCAGCCTCATCTATCACCAGTAAGGATACGGCTTCCGAACGAGCAGAATCGGTTGCCGCAGAAACAGCTTTAATTTGAGAACCATTTTTAAGTCTCAAACTCAAACGGTTATGTTCCATTACCGGTAATTGCATCCATTTTGGTAAGTTATCGTAAGCAAATCTCACTTTAGTTACCATGTTTTTTGCAGTAGCTTGTGTAGTCGCAATAACAAGAATGTTCTTATCTTGCTCAAACAACATCATCCATAAAGCCATACCAGAAGTTAAGGTAGAAATACCCAACTGTCTAGATTTGTTTATAATTGAGAAATCGTGTCTTTGTAGTAATTTAAGCGTCTTTTCCTGGAAAGGGTACAAATTAAACGTCATTCTACCTCTTGTAGGGTGTTGAATCGTGTAATACTTCTTCATGAAGTAGATAGGATCTTCCTTACATTTGTAGAGTTCTTGCTTAATTGCGTCGCTTATTTGTGCTTGTGAAGCCATATTCCTATATACTAATAAATAGTTAGAGCTAGAAGTCTAGTCTAAAAGCGTCTCCAGTAGGGGTTACTTTGGTTTGATTAATTAAACCTTGCCAATCAGCCTTACTGTACTTAATTCCAAAAAGATAGTATTCAGGAGATTTTTTCTCGTCCTTAGTGTAAATAATAGCTGGACCTGCTATAGAATGGGCTTTGGCATTTTGCCCAGTTTCTTGAATGTAGGATATTGTTCTACCGCAAATGGTATTAAACGTTTTTGTAACCGTTGTTGTTCTCATAATATTATATTATAATAGAACTTACTTCTTTATTTTATAGATTCCAAATGTTTTATGACTACGCTGTCTCCTCCTCCTCTTCTTCTGGAGCTGGTGGTGCTTCGCCAGTTGCTGCTGCTGTTTCTTCTTCAGACGGTTCTGCTTCAGCTGCTTGTTCACCTTCCTCAGGTCCTTTAGTTTGGATTGGATTTCCTAATGTTAATAAACGAGCAATTGCCTCCATACATCTTTCTTTTTCTCCAATAGTTTGAAGATAGAATTTCTTACCTGACACATTGGCTTCGTAAGCCTTACCCATATAAGTTAGGTAAAACTCTTGATCATTGTGTAATACTATTTTAAAAGTAGTTGGCTTTGGAGCAACTACGTAGATGCCTGTAACATAGTCTTTAAATGCAGTTGTCATCAACATCTCTAAAGTTCTAGTTAGGGTTGGATACTTTCTTAAGATAAATCCAATTGGATCATCTTCAAAAGATTGAATGTGGGGTTGCATTTGTTCAACCTCTCTTAAAATAAGTTTTCTTACAATGTCTTTGTTTGTCATGTTATGCTAGTAATGTGTGGTATTCTTTAAAGTGCTTAATGCGATCAGCTAAACCAATTGTACCGCCGTTAACTCTCTTAGTTACTTTAGTTACAACTGCATCAGTAGCTCCTTCGTCAGCAATTTTATGTAAACCATTCTTATGAAAAAACCATGCAGCGGATGCTAAAGCGTATTTTGTAGCAACCAAGTCTGGATTAGCTACGCAATCTTCATTTATAGCAGCACTGAATGCTTTATAATTATCGTGTCCTGTCAATTGAATAAACCCTCTTCCGTGAAACTTCCAACCATCTCCTGATACTTTATCGCCATTTCCCATTCTATTTGCATATACTACGTTAGCAATCTTTTCAGGTTTTCTTTCGTGTGTAGCAGCTGTTTCAGCATTGAAGTATTTAGGAAATATACTTAATAATCCTTTTGCTCCATAATTTAAATTCTCTTTAACTAACTTAAATCCACCACTCTCATGTCCACATTGAGCTAAGAAATGAGCTAAGCGGATTGGAGTATTAATTTGAAACTTATCCTGAATGCTAGGAATTTGTGCAATTACTGTGTCTGGAATGTGTCCTTTTAGTTTGTCTAAGTTCATTTTGATTAGTGTTTTTTAGCTTGGTTTTTCCACATAGCAGCAGCGGCAACTTTTTCCCCTGCTTCTTTGGAACCGTATTGCTTTTCAGCAGCTTTTGCAACCTTTTCAAAACCTCTTCCTTTCTTACCAATATCTTTACCTGCTTTAGCTTTTGTAGCTACTGCAGACTTTTCTTTCTTAGTCATACCTGCTGATGGCTTCTTTGCTTCACCCATTGCATAGCCAGGAGTTGGTACTTGTGGTTGTTGCATTTGTGAAGATTGACCTTCCATATACTCTGCTACTGAATGTAAGTAATCAGCTGCTAAAGTAATGTAAGCAGAAACCCATCCTGGTAGATCGTCGTTCTCACCAACCATACTTTCAATCTTAGATGCATTTGAAATAGCATCCTTAATTTCGTTGCGGGCCATTGAAGCTTCATGATCATGTCCATTATTCCAATCACGTCCACACTCTTCACACTCTCTTAATAGGTTTGTTAATTTAATCATTTTATTTGTTTTTTATAAGTAGCTCTCCTAACACTTCGATTTTTCCAACCAATTTTTGAAACTCTACTTGTTGTATATTCAAGTCTCCTTTTGTAGCTTTGTAAAGCTTTTCAAGAAGCTGATGGTATTCTTTTTTAGCTTGTTCAAAATCTAATTTACCGTCCGCTGCTTTCTTATAATAAGGCAACTTCACAACAAAGTGGTGATAAGTTAACATTGCGAGACCCCCTTTTTTCTTAGCATTGTCTACTATCTTTTCAGCACCTGCTTCTCTGGTTTCTGCAAAGTCTTCGATCTCATCTTTAGCTTTCTTTACTCTATCGTTGAGTCTA